AGTCTTATTTCAATTCGTTCTGCACCAGGATCACCTGTAGATGTTCAGGATGTTTTGTTGATTTTTATTAATGATATTTTACAAATACCTGGAGGTGGTTATACCTTTAATGGTGGAAGTATTATTACATTTACAGAGGCACCAAAAGCAGGAGACACTTCAAAAATAATCTTTTATAAAGGAAGTGGTGATATTGATGTAATAGCAAGAAATATTTTAGAAACCGTAAAAGAAGGTGATGATTTAACTATTGGGTATGATCCTTCTATTGGACAACCAGCAACTTTCCAAGAAGATGAAAGAACTGTTACTAGTATTACATCCACAAATACTGTTGACACACTTCCATATTTTGGACCAGGAAATACAAATGATTCAAATTTATTAAGACCTGTTGTTTGGTGCCGACAAACCGAAGATAAAATTATTAATGAGCAGATAATTGGAAAAAATAGAATTCTATATGAACCTCTAATTTATCCAACGGCATATTTAATCCAATCAGTTGGAATCGGATCTACGATCATTTATGTGGATAATATTCGTCCATTCTTTAATCCAATTAATGAAAATGATGTAAGTCTAAATTTCCAAAAAAATATTACATTAATTTCTCAAGATGGTAGAGTTGGAGCAACTGCAACTTGTATAGTTTCTTCTGGGGGAACGGTCACCTCAATTGTCATTAGTGATGGTGGAGTTGGATATACAACTACGCCAACAATATCAATATCTCAACCAATTGGATTTGGAACAACAGCAGCACAAAATACTGCTCTTGCAACTGCAACTATATCTGGTGGAGTTGTGACAGGAATTGCAGTTACATATAGTGGAAGTGGATACATATCTACTTCTGTTCCACAAGTATTAATTGAATCTCCAATTTTAATTTCAGAATCAGATTCTGTTACTACTTACAGTGGAGATTCTGGTGTTATTGTTGGATTTGGAACGACAACACAATCATCTACAGATAAACTCATATTTGATTTTTATATTCCAATTAATTCATATTTAAGAGATACTTCTGTAGTTGGGTCCGCACTTACAGTTAGTGGTATTGGAACCGGAGATTATTTTTTGATTTATGATTCTAATGTTGGTGTTGGAAGTACAGTTTTAACATCTAGAGATAATAATAACAACGTCATTGGATTTGGAACTAATTTTGCTGACAATGTATATCAAGTTGACTCTGTGGTCAATGTGAGTGTTGCAAATACTGTAATTGGTATTGCAACAATTGGTGCTGGAACAACAACAGTAAGAAGAGTTTATGCTCGAATATCTGGAGTCGGAACAATTAACTTTAGTTCTACATTAATAACTTTTGATTCAACGTCTTCAGTATTTACATTTGACAATATTGGAAGTGTTGGAAGTGGATTTACAGGAGTTGTTACTCCATCAAATTACTTTGGAAACTTTAGTTGGGGTAAAATACAACTTACTGCAAGAACAGAATCTAATCAATTTGATTTTTATGGAGATCAAAGATCTGGTGGAATTACAACATCAGCAATTGTTCAAAGAACTGAACCACTTAAGTTTAAGAACTATTCAATCTAAATACTTATAAACTAAAATATCCATAATGGCAAGAGTAGCAATAAACACAGGAGCATCTGCAAATGACGGAACAGGTACTAATTTAAGATCTGCTGGTGGAATTCTCAATAGTAATTTTTTAGAACTTTATACTTATTTGGGTGCGGGAAGTACAACAACTCTATCTGCACCCGTATGGAGTACCACAAATGCAGGGATTAACACACTAAGAAATGTTGGAATAGGAACTACAAATCCAAGATTTGCATTAGAGGTTGGTGCAGTAGGAGCATCAGGAACAACACTCTTTGTAAATGGTGATGCAAGAGTTACTGGTATTGTTACCATAGGTCCTGCAAGTATCACTCTTAATGGTATTACAAACATTATCAATGTTGGTACCGGTATTACGATTAATGGTTCTACTGGAATTATCAGTGCAACCGCAATTGTTCTTGGAGGAACAACATTAACTGGTTCTGCTGTTACTTCTATTACTGCTGGTTCTGGTATTTCTGTAAATCAAAGTACTGGAAATGTAACAATCACTGCGACAGGTACAGGATCAACCTCTCAATGGGTCACAACAGCAGCAGGGATTCATACACTGTCTAATGTTGGTATAGGAACCACAAACCCTACTAGTAAACTTACAGTGACTGGTAATGGAATTTTTACTGGTGTAGTGACTGCTACTACATTTATTGGGGCACTCACTGGCACTGCAACAACTGCTACTAATGCTCAAGGACTTACTGGAACTCCTAATATTACTGTAGGTGTTGTAACTGCTAGTGATCTTAAAGTGTCCACCGGCACCACGGCGGCGACTATTGATTTTGGACAATCTGGTAGTCTACAGTATTCCCAACCAAATGTAACACTCTCTTCGTCATATGCTGGCGGAAAAGTTATTCTGACTGCGGAGTCTGGAATAGAGATGTCAAGAAATAATGAAACCGTGGCTTATTTTGTCATGAATCCATCAAATATTGGATATGTTGAGTTGTATTATGATAATTCCAAAAAATTTCAAACTATTGGTGATGGTGTAAGTATCACCGGAACTACCCTTACAAATCAGTTAAGTGTTTCTGGTGTTGCGACAGCATCAACACTCAATGTAGGAACTAGTGGAACAGTTATTACTACAACCACTGCTGGATTGGTTGGAATAGGAACCACAAACCCTACTAGTGCTCTTACAGTTGGTGCAGTAGGTTCTGCAACAACCAACTTAGTTGTAAATGGTTTTGCCAAAATAGATCAAATAGTCATAAAAAATAATAGTAATAGTTATCAAGATAATATAATAATGACACAGCATCCTGCTGTCACATTTACTGGTAATCGTAATGTTGCTATTGGAGATTATTCATTTGCTACACCTGGAGCAGCAGGAGAAAACGTTGCCATTGGATATTATGCATTAAGTAAAGTTGGAAATAACAATACATCTAGCACTTATAATGGAAATACTGCTGTTGGTTCTTGGTCAGGTGAAAATGTAACGACAACTGTACGCAATACCTTTATTGGATGGGAAGCAGGAAAATACATTACATCTGGAAGTGAAAATGTAATTTTAGGAAGTTATAATGGAAATCAAAATGGACTTGACATCAGAACCTCCAGTAATAATGTAGTTCTTTCTGATGGTGCTGGGAATATTAGATTTTATGCAAACTCAAGTGGTAATGTAGGACTAGGAACCACAAATCCAACAAAGAAACTTACTGTGTCTGGTGATGCATTAATTAATGGTCTAACTGTTGGTCTTGGTAGTGGTGCAATTACCTCTAACACTGCAATTGGTTATGTTGCTCTCAACGACAACACCAGTGGTGGCAACAATACTGCTGATGGTTATGGCACTTTAAATAGGAACACTACCGGTGATTTTAACACTTCTATTGGTTCTCAGTCTCTTAGTTTTAACACCACTGGTAACCGCAATACTGCTATTGGTGCAGCTGCCCTTGGCGTAATTACCACTGGTAACGACAACACTGCTGCTGGATACCTAGCCCTCTATGACAACACTGGTACAAATAACACTGGTATTGGCATAAGTGCAGGAATTACCATAACAACAGGTAGCAAAAATACTCTATTAGGTTCTTATACTGGAAACCAAAATGGGTTAGATATTAGAACTTCCAGTAATAATGTAGTTCTTTCTGATGGTGATGGTAATATAAGATTTTATGCAAACTCAAGTGGTAATGTAGGACTAGGAACAACAAATCCAACAGAAAAACTTACAGTTGTTGGAGTAACATCATCAACATCATTTTATGGAGATGCATCATACACTGCAAGTGGTAGATGGACATTGGGTGCTAATGGATCATCTGATTATACTTTTGTTGGAATTGGATTTACTCAAACAACTAACGATCCGGTTCTTTATCTTGCAAGAGGTAGAGTTTATGAGTTTGTAAATAACTCTGGTGGTAGTCATCCATTTCAAATACGTGTAAGTAATGGTGGTGCTGCGTATAGTGATGGTGTTACTAATAATGGTGGTGCAAGTGGTGTTATAAGATTTGAAATTCCTTTTAATGCTCCAAATACTTTATATTATCAATGCACAGTTCACTCTGGAATGGGAAACACAATAAGTGTTTATCCAAATACAATCTAAAATACCTAATAAATAATAAAAAAACACTGTAAAATGGCAGCAATCATAACTGATCAAATTAGAATATTAAATGCAAAGAATTTTGTTTCTGGAATAAGCACTGGAACAAACTCTTACTATACTTTTATTGGTCTTCCAAATCCAACAGACTTTCAATCAGATTGGGATACAAGTCCCCCTTCACCAAAAGACAATTTTAATGAGGAGAATAATTATTGGGATACGATGATTGCATTAAAGAAAATTAATGCAAGTGATACTCGATTGGTGATTCAAAGAAGATTTTGGTCTTCTGGAACTGTTTATGATATGTATCGTCACGACTATAGCAGTTCAAACACGGCTCCAATATCAGGAGCAACTAACCTATATTCGGCAAATTATTATGTAATCAATAGTGATTATCGTGTTTATATCTGTTTACAGAACGGAATTAGTCCAGATAATCCTACAGGGAAACCATCTCTTGACGAACCAACATTTACAGATTTGGAACCAAGGTCTGCTGGTTCTTCTGGAGATGAATATATATGGAAATACCTTTATACTATCAAACCAAGTGAAATTGTAAAATTTGAATCCACAGATTTTATACCTGTTCCTTCAGATTGGGAAACAAGTTCTGAAAGTGCGGCAGTTAGAAATAATGCAATAGATGGGTCTCTCAAAATTGTAACAATTACAGATAGAGGAGTTGGTTTAGGAACAGCAAATAGAACTTATACAAGAGTTCCCATCAAAGGTGATGGAAGTGGAGCAGAGTGTACGATTGTAGTTGATAATGATCAAAAAGTCCAGTCAATTACAGTATCTAATCAAGGATCTGGATATACTTATGGAAATGTCGATTTGATTTCTGGTGGATTTCCGACAGGAACTACGAGACCCACCTTTGATGTCATTATTCCACCTCAAGGAGGTCACGGATATGACATCTATCGAGAACTCGGTGCAATTAACGTTCTTTTATATTCAAGAATTGAAAATGATGTTCAAAATCCAGATTTTATAACTGGAAATCAAATTGCACGAGTTGGAATTGTTCAGAATCCAAAATCATTTGGATCTACACAAATTATGTCTCTGGATAAGGCAAGTGCAGTTTATGCCCTAAGACTGACAGGAATTGGATATAGTGCAGCAACCTTTGTGGCAGATAGTTATATTACTCAGACAATTGGAACTGGTGTTACTGCTGCTGGAAGAGTTATAAATTATGATCAAACAACCGGAGTTTTAAAGTATTGGCAAGATCGGTCAGTTGCAGGATTTAATACAGTCGGAACAGCACAGACCACTCCTCCATATGGATTTAACTTAAATCGTTTTACAAGTTCTCCATCTACGGGTGGAAGTTTGTCAATTATACCAACTAATGGTACTACAACTCTTTCAATTAGTACAACATTTACGGGTATTTCTACTGTAATAAATAATAGAACATATTACTTAGGTCAATCTTTTTCAAATGGTCTGGCAAATCCTGAAGTTAAAAAATATTCTGGCAATATAATTTACGTTGACAATAGACCGTCAATCACCAGATCATCAAATCAAAAAGAAGATATCAAAGTTATTTTGCAATTCTAAGAAATTATGCCTCAACAAACTAATCTCAACGTATCTCCATACTTTGACGATTTTAATTCTGACAACAATTATTCTAAGGTTCTATTTAAACCTGGATATCCCGTACAGGCAAGGGAACTCACAACCTTACAATCAATTTTACAAAATCAGATTGAAAAATTTGGGCAGCATTTTTTCAAAGAGGGTGCAAAAGTTATTCCAGGGAATACTGGATATAATGCACAATATTATGCGGTTGAATTAAATAATTCTTATTTGGGAGTTCCTGTTGAGGCATACGTATCACAACTAATTGGAACAAAAATTACAGGACAAACTTCTGGTGTAACTGCTGTTGTTGATAATGTACTATTTGCAGCAAATTCTGAGAGAGGTAATCTCACTCTTTACGTAAATTATCTTTCTTCAAGTACTGCAAACAATTCTACAAAAACTTTTTCTGATGGAGAGGGACTTCTTGCCGGATCAACAATAAACTCTGGTCTCTTAGGAAATAGTACAATTCAGGCAGGACAAACATTTGCAATTACTCTTGCAAATAATGCAAATTCTATTGGTTCTGCGTTCACTATTACCGAAGGTGTTTATTTTGTAAGGGGACAATTTGTAAGAGTAGCAACAGAAACTCTAATTTTAGATCAATATAGCAATACTTCAAATTATAGAGTTGGATTATTT